CCTTGTGGTGCAGCGTAGTCAGGGTCTCCCAGTAGGAATGTGCCTACCTGTCCCTTTAGAGCTAATAGCATAGCCTTCCACGGTGCAGCTAGATCACGACGAACAGAAGGTATGCCAACCGAAGCACTCCACTGTTGACCTCCGTAGGAAATAACCTGTTGTTTGTACGAGAACGGAGAAGCAGATACAGCAGTAGTATTAGAGGCACGTAGTTCAATCTGTGCAATTCCAATACCAGTTGGTAGGTTTAGTGGGTAGCTTATCGCCATAGTATATTTCCTTATTAGTTAAAGGCAGCTTTAGTCGATCCACCCCTCCGACGAGATTCTATGACAGACGCTTTAGCTAGTTCTGCTATTCTAGGAGCAGCCTGTGCAATCAACTTCTTAACACTGTCGTCTCCGTTAGCTTGGAAGTTGAAGGACTGACTTATGTTAATGACGTCACCGCCACCGCCTTCTGCTTGTACACCTAGCTTACCATTAGCACCTCGCTTGAGTGGCATGATAGCTTCAGGGCCAGCTTCTCCCATGAGGCCAACCTTGTTACCTGCCATAGGGAAGTTAGTAGGTCCATTCACGACACCACCGTTAGCGTAGGCTTGTACTTGAGCGCCCTCCGAGAAGACATTGCCGTTAGCACTGCCCCCACCAAAGAAGCCGCTAACCATGCTCATAAAACCACCCTTTGCATCCATAGCAAGTTTAGCTGATGCAACCATCTCTTGTACGACAAGAACCCTGTAGAGTTCCTTGATGATCTCAGAAGCCATAGACTTAAAGGCATCCTTAACGCTCATGGTGCCATCAATCATAGCCATCATACCGTTTTCTACAGAACCTGTGATTGAATCAATTAAGGCTTGTCGTTTTCCTTCGATCTCAATTAACTCAAGGTTCTTTTCGATCTGTCGCTCAAGTCCAGCTTCAGTCTTGGGGAAGTTTTCTCCCATAGTAACGCCCATTGCTTGCATTACTTTTTGTCTTGCTTCTGATTTACCCAAGAGTTGGGTCTCTAAGTTTACTTGTTCCCGTAGCTTCTCTAGGTCTGTCTTCTTTGAAGCCTTACTCTTATCGCCCTTCAAGGAGTCTTGGTAAGCCTTCCTTAGCTCCGCTAGCCTCTGTGCAGCAACATCTTGTGATGCTTCTCCGAAACTACCAGACCCTGCATTAAAGGAGGCTCTCGCTGCTCTTACGGTTGCCTCTCGCAGAGCAGCTTCATTTAAGATGTTGTCGATACGTTGTTGGTGGATGTCGTCTTCTAACTGCTGCTCGTTTTTGGCGTAGTTCATGCCATTAGCTCTTCTGAGATCAACAGCGTCTTTATCAGCTTTAACCCTAGCTTCGTGTTCAGCATGTATACGGTCAACCTGAGACTGAAGTATCTCAGCCTGAATGGCATCCTCTTGAGAAGCATAGGCTAGACCAGCGGTCCTACGTAAAGCTATTTGGTCTTGGAGAGCTTTATGCTCGTCCTTAATATGATCGACACGCTGCTGATGCATTTGAGACTCAAGGTCTTGTTGCTCTCTGGCGTAGGATAAACCAACAGCCCTGCGTAAAGCTATTTCTTCCTCAGTGTTTTTATTCTTAGTCTTCAACTCATCTTCAAGAAGCTCAATCCTCATTTGGTGAGCATCTGCTTGGTCCTGCTGCTCAGAACGAAAGTACTCTGACCCAGCATTTCTACGAGCTTTCTTTGCATCCTCTATGGCTGCAAGACGTAGCTTATTCTCTTCCTTGTTATTTTTAACCCATGCTTTGTGCATAGACATCTGAAGTTCTTGTTCCGCCTTGAAGTAAGCTAGTCCAGCAGCCATACGAAGCTTAAGAGCATCTTTGTCTAGTTCAGCAGCTATTGCTAGTCTTGCAGCCTCAGCTTGAGCTAGTCCCCAAGCGCTTCCGATAATATCCTGATAATTAGCTAGTTGTGATTTCTGGGAAGTCTCTAATTTACCCTGAAGTTCTAATAAGGCTACTTCAGTATCAACAAGGGCTGTAAAATACTCTAGTTGAGCCTCAGTCATTTGACCAGCAGAACCGACTAACAACTCAAACTGCTCTCTCATTGCAGTAGCAGCTTCGACCTGTTGAGTTAATCCCTCAGCAGTCTTTAGTTTGTGTAAGGCGTTCCTGAAACGGATAGCAGAGTCACCACCAATCCTGAGAGCGTTATACATATCCTCTGCACGACTTACGTTTCCCCAAGCGCTACCATTGTACATAGAAAGAAGCTCTTCTTTAAGCCCCTTAGCTGCGTCCATAGCCTCTCTAAAGCCTAGCTGTTGCATAGCACGAGCTAAAGACCTAACGCTAGGCCCAGCAGCACCAAACCTATCAGATAGCTCTTTAAAGTCAGCGTTTACGAGCTTAGTAGTCTCATCTATTTTACTTAGTGCAGCATCAAGGTCTTTTAAGGCGCTCTCAAGAGTTCTACTGGCAGATGAGCCAGCTATCATGTTATAAGCCATACCACCTACAGCAGCACCGATAGCAATGACAGCACCGATGACAGCACCTTGGGGGCCGAATACACCAGCGAACTGTGAACCCTGCTGACCAAAGGCTGTGAAGAAGCTCGTACCACTTTGAAGTTGGACCACGAAATCCTGTAGCTGGTAGCCACCTTGCTGGATTTGCATGTTGAAAGTGTTCATCTTCTTCCCGCCCATAGCGGAAACTTTACCAAACTGGTTCATACCTCTTGAGGCTTTGTCAAGACCCTTACCAGCAACCTTACCAGAGTTACCTAATTGGTCAATCCTATTATCTGCTTTAACAACATCAGATGAGTCCACTATGATCTTAATATCAGCCATTCGCCACCCTTAAATATTCTAAGTCTATTCTCTTAATAGCCTCGATTTCCCAAGGCTCCGTAGATGTCTCTGTCACTTCTTTCCAAGCCTTTATCTGCTCGTAGCCTATAGCCAGTGGTCCATTCATCCCTGATCCTCTGCTAGAGCTTAAACTAACAAAGGCAGACCAGACATGAGATATAAGCACAGGGAAGGGTGTCGGGGGTTCCAATGCTTCTAACTTACGTCCAGTCTGCCTTTCTACTTGTTCAAGATGTTCTCGTTCTGTAGTTCCGTTCTGATCTGGGAGGTTGAGCTTAAACTGATGTGCAGCCCACTCAACCAACTTACAGATCAGACCTTCATAAAATCCAGAGAGTCAGTCACGACCTCCTCAATCTGATTGCGTATCCAAAAGACTTCTTCGTAAAGACTTCTAGCTTTGCCTACAGTTAGCTCTGGTTTCTCTCCGTCATAAGTAATATCCCAAGCTGTCGTAGCTTTAGCTAGAACCTCCAGCGTAGCTTCTTCGATGTCTGAGTAGTCTATGTCGTCAGACTTATTCTTCTGAGCCTTCTTGAGCCTCTTGCTAATTTGTTCATGCTGGAACTTCTTGTATTCTTTAGAGTGCGGAGCAAGAATAGTAATTGTCATAGCAGTGCCATCATCATTCTTCAGGACTTCTCCTGTCGAGGGGTGCTTTATTTCTACAACAACATCATTTAAGTTCGGGGTTAAGTCTTTTAAGTCCATGTCAGGTTCCTTTTCGGGGATTTATGTCGGGTGATTAAAGTGTGGAGACCCCGACCCGACTCAGGGCCTCCACGTACCTACGCAGGTATTCTTATGCTGGTCGTGTAATCTGTAAGTTAGTCAAGAGTGTAGAATCACGAAGAGCTACAAAGGACATAGTTACCATACGACTAGTTGGGCCATCGACACCAACATCAGCGCTATTGATCTTCACTCGTGGGAAGTCAAATGTGTAAGCGTTTGCACCTGTAGGATCGTCTACAGATACTTGAATTGCTGATTCTGTCTCGTTCAAGAAACGGTTAATCAGGGAAGCATCTTCAAAGTACACAGTCATAGTGCCTTCTACTTCTGCACGACCATACTCAAGTGAAGGTGCGCTGTCGGAGCCAATCACAAAGGTTGGAGCGAAGGAGTTAGTCAGTGTGAAGTCTAGACTAGTTACGATAGCCGAAGCTACTGCGTTTCCTACGTTACCAATGGAAATTGCCCCTGAGTAAGCATCAAAGGGTTGAGCGCCAGAGGCTGCTGTCTGTGTCTTTTCAGTGCCGCTGATGGTCATGTCTTTACCTACCATACCAAAGGTAGTTGTTACCATCTGGTTAGGGGCAAGAGTAATAGCCAGAGTGGAAACTGAGCAGCCTGTGAACAAACGAGCTTGGTCGATGTCAGCAGCGAAGTCTTCGATAGACAGGAAGGTTGGAATTACACCAACTTTGAGCCTATAAGTAGCGCCATCAAAGACACTGAGCAGAGCTGACTCAAGTAGTGTGTCGTAGTCACCGTCACGCAGGTCAACTACAATATCACCAGCGACTTGACGATTACCCTGACGATTAACTCTTGGCATACGATCAGATTCTATATCTGTGCCAGCTAAGATGTCCTTAGTTAAGTTCATTGATTGAGTGCTGAAAGGTAGGTTAGTAAAGTTTCCTGCTGGTGTTACACCAAAGGTAACTTCCTTTACGAATGATAGACTGGATCGTGATCCTTGTGCGAATGCCATATTGTATTCTCCGATTATGTGTTATAGATATACCAGCCTATGTTGACTGGGACTGTGTACCAAGGGGTGTCAATACGGCCTTGCTGGCGTTCAGCGTAGCGTATACGAACGATGTATGTATCTGCATCTACCACAATAGATATGTCAGTAGTAGCTGCAAAGGCGTTAGTGATTGTGTTACAAGTAGTGTCAGATAGAGCAGGACCACTTCCTTCCGGTGCATGCACCATTACGTTAAACAAACCCTGATACAAGAGTTGAGGGTTTAAGCCACGAGTAGCAGGTTGTGTTACCGTGGGAATGAATGTCGGCTCAACAAATAGTGTGCCTGTGGTTGGGGTAAATACTACGTTCTCGTAAGCTACAGGGATTGCTCCAACGGTATTTGCGAGCTTGGTCTCTAAGGCAGCACGTATACTGTTGTAGATATTATTAGCCATATATGCTCTCCAATTTAGCAAAGACAAAGTAACCAGCAGTTCTCTGCCAACCTTCCCCGAACTCTACATCATATGCGTGAGGTGAGTTGTTCCTGAGTTGAATGCTCTGTAGGTCTTCTAGTTCTGTGACTCTGGTCAAGTCTTGCATTAGGTTGTCGTAACCTTGTTGCCGTTCAGCCTGTACGTTTGCTCCTCTAGGAAGTTCCTCAGATGATTTACCTCTTGGACGACCAGACCCTACTGTATAGGAAAATGAGTTGACATAAGCCCCAGTGGAAACAGGTGAGTAGTCTACAGCAGTTCTAGCTATGTCTTCTAGTCTATCTTTAACTTCTCCTAGTGCAAGAGAGTCTAAGTGTTTTAGTTTATTGTAGAAGGAGGCGTTGACAGAAAAGGTAGTCTTCATTTTACTCCTCCACATCACACAGGTAGCACACTGCTGTACCACCAGAGTAAATTGTGACAACCCTGCTAATCTTTGCGCTGTCTCCATTACCTAATATTATATCATCAGGGGTTGGTTCAGGAATAAAGCCTAGCGAGGGAATAACGCACTTACGAGTTCCACGTATGACTTCACTAGGGTTAAGGATGTTGTAGTCGTAGTAGTAACCCGTGAAGGTAGTGTCAGTTGTAGCTGATCCAGTAACAGACCCTGTAGCTGGGTTGTATGTACCAGCAGTTGTAATTTGACGTAAGGTGAGAGTTTCACCAAAGTCTTGTACTAACTTAAGGAGATCATAGGAACGGAATGACATAGCTTACTCCCTTAAGAATAGTCAGGTGTTTTGTAGCTTGGAGGGTTCTTGAACTGATCCATACGGAAGGCTGGAGGTAAACGGTTAGTGTTAGCCCTCACAGCATTGACCCTAGCGATAGTAATTCCTCCAGCTAGTACACCAATGGCAGCACCAGAAGTCTTAGCCTCGTACTGCAACTGATCTCCTAAAGTGGTGTAGTGCGACATCAGGTCTGAGTATTCAGCCTTGAGAGCGCCAGAGAGTTCTGTGCTAACCCTTCTGGCGTACTGAGCAGCTATTGTACGAGCTATCCATGAGGCTGCGTAGTAAATTCCGTTATTATTCTGGGAGAGAGCGAAACCAATCTCTTCGTTCTGGGCTTGTTGATCTAAGGCGTTAGTATCGCCTACTAGCAACCTTACTGAGTTGAGACGACCAGAAGCCGTAGTTGTGTCCAAGTTAGTTGGATCGTATGACCATGCCATTCAGTCGTCCCTTCAGTTATTTATCTACGAGAATAGTATCTCGAATACGGTAGAAGTCATCCATGATCCAGTTGCTGTTATTCAGGAACCTACGTATCAGACCTCTTTGTTTGTCGTCTATTGTTGACCTCTTGCACTTCTTCTTTTCAAACTCTGCCGTGCTAGATGTCCTAGATTTTACCTCAGAGTTAAGAAGACCAACTAGAGTTGTCAGTTGTGATCCAGCCATCTCAGACAGCCTGTCTCCAACTTTATTCTGTACTTCAAGTTCTGCGTTGTGGTAGAGGCGTCCGTAATCGTACAGGGTGGCTACCTTGCTAGGTTCTACTCCTAGTTCTAGCCAGTTGAAGTGATCGCCATGTTTCCAAATCTTGCCGTTGCCAGAGAAGCCTTGCTTAATAAAGACGGGCCAGTCAACTTGGAATCCTAGATATGTGGGGTGCATTTGTACTTCCTTATTTCTACTGTTATATTATTTATAATTGGGTGATGCCCAGATTTCTCTGGGCACCCCATTAGTTAACGCTACCTATTAGGCAATGATTGCGTTGAAGAAGTAACCCAATGATGGGCCGACTAGCTTCATGTCATAGGACATCTTAACTTGGATATGCTCTGCAACCTGCTGACGCTTCAGCGCATCATCAGAGAATGACTCAACAGTAACACCAAGGTTGTTCGCGCCTTCGATGTTATTCCATGCAAAGGTCAAACCAGATGCTGGGGTCATAAGACCTGCACTTGATGGTGTGTAGCAAAGTAGTGCGTTCTTACCACCAATAAAGGCAGATGCTTCTGTTGCACCGTCTGCTGCTGTGTTCTCTACAGCTTCCATGATGAGGAATTTCTCTACACCAAAGATTTCAGCCAACTTAGCGTCAACGATCAAAGCTGGGTTGTTGATGGTTGAACCACCGTTCAAACGAGCCAAGATGTCTGGGTGGTTGACTAAGATGTCGCGCACTGCCTTACCAACAACCATTGTGTTGGGCTTGAAGCCACCAGATGTAAGCTGCATTGTCTGAGCAGCAAGAGTTACGTTAGCGATAGGAGTTGAGTTAGTGTAGTCACTCCAGAGGACAGGTTCGTTACCAGATGCAAAAGTTGCACCAGTTACGGATGTTCCCCAGACGCCATTTACGAAGAATGTAGAAGCGAACTGCTTCTCGCGGTGGATTAACATACGGTTAACTAGCATCTGAGCGCCAGCAGAACGGATGTTCAGCATGTCATCTTCGTTAGCAAGTGTCTGCTCATCGAAGTCCATGCCGATGCCATACACGTCAGCAAAGTAAGCGTCATTTGACAGCTTCTGGCCTACGCGGTTGACTTCTGTACGAGGCGCTAGTTTCTTAACGTCACCAGAGCGGTTAGCGTTTGCACGATCATACAGGTAGTATTTATCTGACTGCTTTGGAACACCAACGACAGGGAATACCTTATCGGCAACGAAAACAGTTTGCTCTTGTACATAGGCCAGTGTCAAGTTTGACAGTGGTGCGTCCAAATGTACCTGTGCGGGGGTCAATAGTGGCATATTATATTTCCTTAATTCTAGCTATTAAGCTGAGATGTTGTTAGCGAGAGAGATGTCCATTGCAATGATATTGCCTACTGCTCCAGCTTCTAAAGCTGTTCCGACAATTACGTCATTTGTAGTAGCGGCAATTACATGGCCTGATGCGTTAGTTGCAGCGTTGGCACCTAAAGTGATACCACCAGTACCTACTTCTACCATTACGACACCAGAGACTGTTACGGTGCAAGCGTTGGTAGCAGCCGCAGGTACAGTTAGTACGCCCAGCGGAGCTTCGCCAGCGCCACAGATTACAGCATTTGCATTAGCATCGTACTTTACCATTGCGAACTGGTCAGTGCTTAGGTCAGCACCAGCGAGAACTGTACGGTTGTCACGAGATTGGATGAAAGACATTATTTATTCCCCTTTATAGGATTTAGTGATGAGAGACTTGCCTTCTTCGGTCTTTGCTACAGCAGCATAAGCCTTTGCGAAGTCACTTTTCTTTAGTTGGTTGTCGTCCATGTAGGACTTTACGAGGGCATCTAGTTTGTCGGTAGGTGAAGTAAAATCACCGTCTACATCAGACTTACCAAATTCTTGCATGGAAGCGGCAAAAGCTGCATCAGCGGCCTTTAAGGTTTCCATAATTGCATCATCTTCTGAGAAAGACTTCAGAAGGGTTTTTGCTGAACCAGTCTCAAAGTGTGGTAGGACTTCGCCTGCACTCTTGGTTAACTCAATGTCAGCCTTTTCTAATTCATGTTCGCGCTTAGAAACTTCAGCAGCTTCAAGTGCTTTCAGGACTGGGGCTGGAATGTCGCTCTTAGCAACCATCTCTCCGCTGATGTCCATCATCTCTTCTTCCGCTTTCTTCTCAATCGACTCAGCACGAATAACGTAACCATTGTCGATCAATCCTTTGCGGAGGTGTTGGTTCTCCGTAGAAAGTCTGTCTATATCAGCCTTCATGGCATCAAAGTCAGGTTTTGGGGGCATCCCACCATCCTGAGCTGCTTCAACTTCAACAGCCTCTTCTTTGTACATATCCATAGCTTTCATAGCCATTTCACGGTCAACACCTTTTTCTGCCATGTATGCCTTAATTTTGGCTTCCATTTCTTCAGTCATTTTAGTAACTTCCTCTTCCGAGTTATCACGCTTGAAGAGGCTAACCATTGCCTGAGCATTAGCAGGACGATCCACTAAGGATAGTTCTTCAAGGTGCAGTTTTGTTAGGAGATTGGGCAATTTATAGCTCCTCTTTTATAGCTCTTCCACCAATGGAAAACGCCGCTAGTTCACCCGACTTAACCATAGCCCAGACATCATCATCGAATACTTTGTAAGCAACGATCCATCCTTCACGGTTAGACTGGATACCAAGAGAGTCACCGATTTCTTTAGTGACTGGAAGAGAGTGAACGACTACGCCTACTTGCTTCCCTGTGTGCATAGCCTTGCCAACTCGCACATGCTCCATAAATTCGTTAACGGCTTTGACTAGCGTGTCAGCCCCGATCATATCACCTTGGCGGTCTACTACAGGTTCACCATCTTCAGTGATAACTGAGGCCCAGCCAAAGACCATACGTTGTTCTTCATCGACCTTAAGGATTTTACCTTCTATGCTCTTTGTCATGGTGTGTTCAAATCCGTTCTCTTGCAGGTCTAAGTGTTCTTGTAATGTATTTACCTTTATACTTTCTCCAGTCTCAGGGTTATACATCGTGTGAGGCTCGAAGTTCTCCTCAGTGTAAGCCTTTGTAAGACTAGTCACAGAGCTTGCACTCCACATACGACAAGACCAGTAGCCAGCAGTTGTCTTATCTTTCTTTGTGTCGCAGTTGTGCCTAGCTCTGAAGTTCGCTCTAGCTTTTGGGTTGTCTCTTCGGATGCTCATATTAGGGTCACCAAAAGCAACTCTCTTTACTCTGTCACCATCCTGTACAAACACTTCAAACTTACTGCTTCCGCCTGTTGTACGTCTGGGCTTGTTAAGCGTTACTTGCTTACCTTGATACTCAGCCATATTACCTCCTGTTATCCTAATTCTTTGGTTATTACTAAGGGAAGTGAACCACTGTTAGGAAATGTCTCTATTGAACCGTTGCTGTATGTGACCTCAAACTGAACAGAGAACGTGCCAAAGGCATTCGTATCTGCTGCGACCCAATCGTACTGGACTACACCACCTGTAGCGTCAGTGATGTTCGTAGCGGCATCGACCTTTAGCACAGTGCCACCTAACGGCATTACGTGTATCTTACAGGCTGCTCCAGTTAGATCAATTACTGCATTAGCTCCATCTCTAAGAGTTGCCTTTATAGAAGGTGACGTGTCATTCTGAGTGATGGTAAAAGCCATGTTAAGCCGCCTTATTGTTTTGATTTAGGACATTAGCTGTGTTAGATGAAACCCCTACGGAAGCCGTATTAGGATCGTCTACAATTACTGTGTTGCTTGATGCTCCCAGAACGCTAGAGTTAGGTTCTTCTACAGTCACAGTAGTTATTGTACTTTCTGTTACGAATACTGCTCGTCTCTGTGTTGGAATTATAACTCTTGATGTGCCAACAACAGGGCTAGGAGTAACAATAGGTGTTGCAGAAAAACCAGAAACCTTTGATAATGTAGGGCTACCTATACTAGGGTTAGCTGTTACAATAAAGTCAGCTAGTATAATTACATTCTGGTCAAATGCTGGGGTGCCAACCCTAGGGTCACTCGTTACGACATCAGAGGCTTGCAGTAGATTAACTTGATCTACGTTAGGGCTACCTACCAATGGAGATGGTACGATAATACTCGTTGCACTTAAGCCATTAAGTTGAACTAAGTTAGCTTCTTGAACTACAGGGCTAGGAGTAGCTATAGGAGACGCTGTAAGGCCGCTCTGTTGACTAATAGCAGCCGTTGCTACTGAAGGTACACCTGAGACAATTGAGGACGCTGTGAGGGCTTGTTGTTGAGTTGCGGTTGGGTTGCCAAGGTTAGGGCTAGGGGTAATAATGTCATCAGCTAGTATCCCGTCACTCTCAGAGAAGGCGGCAGTGCCTACTAGGGCGCTTGGGGTTACGATACTGTCTGCTGTTAGAGTATTAGGTTGATCTACTGATGGTTGACCTAAGACTGGCTGAGGGGTAGCAACAAAAGACGCTGTAAGATCGGCAACTGAGGCTATAACAACTGACCCTAAGACTGGGCTGGAGGTTATAATTGCGTCAGCTACGAGGCCGCTTAAGTGGACTAAGTTAGGTTCGCCTACAGTAGGTATGCCTGTAACTATGCTGTTCTTAGTTAGCTCATTGTTCTGACGTAAGATTGAGCTTGTGAATACAGAAGGTGCTGTAACAATGCTGTCAGCAGACATTGGGCTAGCTTGATCTAGCTTTGAGCTACCAACTTGTGCCGGAGCTGTCGTAATGTTATCCGCTAGAAGGGCGTCATTCTCGAACAGGCTAGGACTACCAAGAGTGGGGATACCCGTTTCAATGTCGCCTTTACCTAAATCAAAGATTTGAATAAGGTTAGGTTCACCTACAGCAGGAATACCTGTAGCTATGCTGTTCTTAGTTAGCCCATTGTTCTGACGTAAGGTAGGTTCTGCAACTAGGGGCTGACCTGTGACAATACTTACGACATTAAGCGCAATGTCTTGGGATATTGCTGGGCTGTTAGCAAAGGTTTGACCAGAAGTAATAATATCGGCTAGGAAACCATCGCCCTTAGCAAGTTCTGGGGTACCTACGATAGGAATGCCAGCTTCTATGCTATTCTTGCCTAAAGCATTAACTTGACCAAAGGCAGATGTGCCTACAATCGGGGCTGACGTAGTAATATTATTAGCTAGTAAACCATCACCTTCGCTGAAAGGAGCGACACCAACTAATGCAGCAGAAGTAACAATTGCATCAGCAGTTAGTGCATTTTCTGTATCAAGCTTAGGGATTTCAACAATGGCATTGCCAGTTAGGATGACATCAGCTTGAATTGCACTCTGAGAGGCTATAGCAGGCTCGCCTACAACAGGAACGCCTGTAACTATGGTTCCCTTGCCTAACTCATTGACTTGAGAAAGTACAGCAGCCGCTACTACAGCACTGGCAGTAGTAATTGCCTCAGCAGAAAGTATGCCTACCTGAGTAAACAGAGGCTCATCAGCGAAAGCCTTATCAGTAGTAATGCTGGCGGGTAATAGCTGACCAGAAGATGCTAGTGTAGGTTCACCAACAGTAGGACTTGCAGTCTCTATGTTGTTCTTAGTTAGCTCATTGTTCTGATCTAGCTTTGAGCTACCAACCAGAGGGCTTGGTGCAGTAATACTTGTTGCAAGTAGCTCTCCGTTAGTAACTACTTCTGGAGTGCCTACGAGAGCAGAAGCAGTAACAATACTGTCTGCCAATATTCCATGAGCTTGTGTAGCTGTAGGCTGACCTAGCACAGGACTTGAGGTAACTAGGTTTGTCGCTACAAAGTCATCTTTCTCAGCGAACTGAGGGCTTCCAGCAAGAGGGGAACCAGTCTGAATGTTGTCTGATGACAAGTCATTGCCTTGAGCAACAGATGTAGTTCCTACAGAAGCACTAGGAGTAACTATAGAGGATGCTGTTAGGTCTTGATCTTGGGCAGCACTAGGGCTACCTACAGAAGCACTAGGAGTAACTATAGAGGATGCTGTTAGGTCTTGATCTTGGGCAGCACTAGGGCTACCTGCAAAAGAGTTAGAAGTAACAATACTATCTGCTGATACGCTATTGACTTGTTCAAAGGTAGGTTCTTTAACCTCACAATTGCCTGTAACAATAGCACTACCAGTTAAGTCAACCACAAATACAAGGCTAGGTTCACCTACAGCAGGGTTTGGCGTAGCAATGGGGTTAGCGGTAAGCATTACATCAGGGTCATCAAATAAACCCGTTCTGTCATCAAAGTTACCAGATAAACTATCAAATAATGGCATTATACATAGTCTCCTAGTCCCAAGGTAGTAAAAAGGTTACTCTGAGCATAACCCAGAGTAACCGTATTTTATTTAGCTTATACTGGGTCAGGGATACCGACTGTAAATGAGCCAAGTGTAAAAGTGTTGCCGTTTGTTACGGCTTGGCCGTTTGTAAGAGTGTTAGCTGCAAGAAGTACACTTCCTGTAGTATTCAGTAGGGCGTAGTGCGAGGCTGTGCCTGTCCCCGTAACTGAACCATCTGTAATTGCAGCTATAGTCACCTCTCGACCGCCACCAGCACGATCCGATGGGGGGCCGATTGAAAGGCTAGTGCTGTCACCTAAAGCGTAGGTCACGTTAGCTTCGGCAAATGTAGTTGCCTGCTGAGAAGTAATTACGATCTTGTTTGCGTCATTATCAAGGGTATCAAGTCCCTGATCGAACACTGCGTTGTCTAGAAATGCAGCCATTGCTATAGCTCCTTAAATTATGTTAAGTTTGTTGTGTGCGGCACTAAGATAGAAGAGTTCTTAACACCATTATTGATGATTTCTAGTGATGAATTAACTGTCTCATCTAAGACAGTACAACCAGCAGCACTATTATCAGTTACTTCGGAAATACCACGAATACCTATCTCACCACCTGTGCATGTTGAGTCTATTACGACACGACCAGAAGAAAAGTCTAATGTGATAGCACCACCACCAGAGTAGTTAGTTATCTTTAAACCACCAGAGTAATTACGTAGGGCTAGAGAGTTTCCTGATCCACCCATGTCAATCGTAACTAGTTGGCTGTCTGAGATACCAGCAGTTCCTGACCAACAGTTAATTATGTTAGCTTGTGCAGTGCCAGCAACGGAAATAGTTCCTGTTAATGAACACTCTTGTAAAATACCGTTGACGTAGCTTACGTTACTTACGGTACAATTCCTAAAGATGTTGTTGCCATCAAGGATTCCTGAAACCGTAAGGTTCTCAAAGCCACAGTCGGTTACGTCAGCACCTGTTCTAAGCTGTAGGGTATCAACTGTTGCGTTATCCCCAGCGAAAACCTTACCTTGAGCATTAGCGCCTGATAGTAGCGTAGCGGATGTAGCAAGTTGGATACGACGAATACCTAGTTTGTTAGCTAGAGTAATCGCATCAGGGAAGTTATCTACTGGAGTAGCGCGAGTACCAACGGGAATAGCTGTACCTGCTTGACCAGAGGTGGAAAACACCACTTGTCCCTGATACGCAGCAGTAAGAAGCGTTGAGAGGTCTTGTAGGCCAGCAGAGTTAGCTGAACGTACAGAAACTTGGTTCACGTTAACTACGTCTGCAATGTTTGAGTTAGCACCAGCTAAGTTAACAGCGTATTGACCATCTTCAAACGTAACTGTGTAGCCATTAATCATCTCAATAACACTAGCCAAAACAACGCCACCAACTGTGACTGATGGGTTACGAATGTGAGTGTCAGGGTTAGGTATCCCAACAATAGTGGCTAAGATAGCCTTGAGGTCTAAGCGAAACTGGTCGATGCTCAACTGTCTTATCTCAGTGGGTGTTGACTGAATTAATGTCATGTCAGCGCGTGGTACAGAGATGATCTTAGTTGAAAAGTCTATAGTAGTAGCCATTCTGCACTCCTTATACGTCTGGGACTTGACTTACGTTTATGCCTACACCAGCAGAAGTCAAAGTGGCTGTTGTATCAAAAGTCTTATAAGGGACAGCGCCATTACGAACTCGTATAGACAAGTCTACGTCAGTTCCTTGAGATGCTATAGAACCTACAAAGGGGCTTGTCGATGGAACCTCATTAAAGAGTACAGCAGTGTTTGTCGTGTCTGTCACGAGTATCCTAGAGCCTGCAACAATACCGTTCAGCGTTAGTATCCTGTTAGGGAAGTTTAAAACAACAGTTCCACCACCTGTATTAGTAAATCTAGGAGTTGTTGTTGTTCCTACTAGGTCTATCGTTACTGTACCAGTGGTATGCGTAGTTTCTATTTCAGCAGTACCACTTTGATCGAAGAATACGTCAGTTAACTTATAAGTCCCAACAGTGTCAATCAAGATAGCGTGTTTGCCAGCATAAGACTCAAATCGCATATTTGCTATGTCCATTGGTCCTCCAGTAAAGTGTAATGCATTAGATGCAAAGGTGTTTGAGATTGTAGACCCGTTGATGGACACAAGGCTATTACTCAGCTTAATAGAACCAGTGTTATCGAAGGTTGCTGAACCTGAGACAGAAGACCCTACAGTGAAGTCTCCCATACCCCTAAAGGTAGCGCCAGCTATATTAGTTAAAGAAGCGTCTGACTGATCGAAGTTAAAAGCTGCTCTTGTTCCCCACAGGTACGTGCCTGTCATAGTACAAGTATCAGCAGCAGAGTTACTGAGGTTTAAGTGAACCTGCATAGCTTGATCTGTTAGCTGAAACCTTGGGTCTGCTGCGTTATTACTAGCTGGGCTAACGACAGTAACTCCGTTGTCGTTAAAGGTAGTAGCAGTAGCTGCATCACCAATCTGAAAGGGCATATCTATGTAGACTACGCTACCTGTCTGCCTTATCCAGTTCCCAATCTTGTTAGTGTAGTTTGTTCCCTGCACTAGCGTTACAGCCTGTACGAAGTTACTTGCGCCAGTAAAGACTGGTATGTCAGCGTCACCCTTACCCGTACCAAGTACGAAGTTAGAGCCTTGGAAGTTAATGTTACCCTGAGTACCAACGACAAAATCAGAGTTAACTATAATTCCGTATCTAGTTACAGCAGTGTTATCAAAAGTACCTGCTGAGGAGGTTTCATTACCTGCATTTAGGTCGATCACAAAAGGTACTTGACCTTTGATGCACTCTGCGAAGGGGCTATCATTACCGCCTATGTTCCAATCCTTGTAAGCAAGGGAAAACAATGTAGTTCCAGAGTAAAGCCTGAACCTAACACCACCATTAGCTAGGTCAGCTACTTGGATACGGTTAGGTGCGTTGAACTGATTGTGCCAAAGTAATACTTTAGTTGAACTAGAAACGTCATAGGAAGCTGGTGCAGTTTGGAAGTAGTAACTTACTCCAGCCAACTGATTGTCTGAGGTTATTGTGAACTGGCTACCATCTTGAGTAATAGGTAAGTTGCCAGCTTCTTTTGTGTTGACTGCGTTAGGACTACCAATGTTACCAGCGAAGAGAGGATCACCAGCCCCGTTAGTCTCATGCAAGTTGTTTACGGTAGGTAAGCTAAACGTCATGCTGCTAACCTCATCAAGTGACTTGCATTAGGGTTCTTTAGGGTTGACCCAGACAGACTTGCATTGTTGTTGTACACGACACCACAGCTATCGAATGTAGCGTTACCCGATACAGATGATCCTACAGTAAAGTCACCAACATTGTTGAATGTAGCTCCACTAAAGGTAACAACGGAATTGTTACTGATGTTAAAGTCCCAAGCTGGCGTAGAGTTACCGCAGTTGTACAATCCGCTAAAGGTTGCTGTGTCAGCAGCATTATCTCTTAGATTAAGGTAAGCTCTGAAAGCTGCGCTAGTAACCCTAACTCTTGGATCAGCGTCAGTAATTGTCGTTGCGTTAGGCCAGAAGACTGTAACACCGTTGTCGTTGAACTGAGTAGAAGTTACGTTATCGCCTATCTCAAAAGGAGCAGCATAAGAGAAAACATCACCATCTCGCTTGATCCACTCATCAGTAATCTTAGTGTCAAACGTAGTTCCCATTGCAGTAATCATGTCACCCCAGTTAGACGTACTAGTAAAGCGAGGGATGTCAGTAGCACCCTTAACGGTACTAAAAGCGAAGATACGCTGAGGAAAGAAGTTAGAGCTACCTGAGCCTGTGATACTAAGGTTATTAACACCAAGACCAAACGTCTGTAAGTCCGTGTTGTCGTATGTGCCTATATCTTCATCGTATGTGAGATCATTAGGGTCTACGATAATCATCTTAGGGTTTTCACGCGCAGACGCACCAACCTTGTCGTTACCAGCTATATTCCAAGTACGATAGCTAGTAGTGGGGCTACCTGTGCCTGACCCTAAGCGAAAGACTAGACCTCTGTTAGCTGCTGTGTCAGTCTGAACTCTGTTAGGGGCGTTGAACTGATACGTCCATACGATCAACTTAGTGTTAGTTGAGGTATCAATCGCAGTAGGGAAACCGAAGTTAAAACCTCTTAGCTGACCATCACTAGATGAAGTCAGGTTAGTTGCAAATAAGGTCAGAGGCAAATTACCAGCAGTTTTAGCAAAGCCTCTCTGAGTGGTCTGACCTTCACCAACACCAGCGAAACCGCCTCTTGCGTTAGGGTGAGAGTTCACAGAGTCTGTCATTAGGTCAACAGCAGTTGGTATCACAAATGTCATGCTGTCTCCTAAAGTGTTATTGTCTGTGCCTTTGTTGCTACTAGACCATCCAGCGTAGTTCCATTAAAGGTCTGGAAGTATCTATCAGAGCCACCAGCAGCAATATATCTGAACAGGGTTAGAGTGTCATTGTTATATAAGTAGTTGTACACAAAGCCTCCGAGAAGCGGAGTGTTTAGCGTAGGGGTGCTAGAGAAGGATGTCGTGAGGGTAATCCAGTTGTTAAGAGTACCTCCAGCAGAAATAAACCCAGTGTTGAACTCCTTGCCCCAAGGGCCGAGTATGATGAGTTCACCAGCATCGCTAGTCTTAGTCCCCTTGATACCAAAGGTTCCTACAGGAGCGCCCGTGATAGTGTTGTTCAGGGTTGTACCTTCTTTTGTAATACTAACCTTACCAGCAATGTCTAGGTCACCATCATCATAAGTTATGACTAACATATTCTCGCTATTAACGGATATGTTTTTTACGCCCTTACCTTTTTCCCCAGTCTCACCTTTAAGACCTTGTTGACCCTGAAGTCCATCCTTACCGTCTACTCCGCTAGGACCAACTGTTCCGATCTTGCCTTGCTTCCCACGTCTACCGTCGAAACCATCTGCTCCGTCTAGGCCATCTTGTCCAGTAGCTCCTGTAAGGCCATCTACAGCGTCCTTACCGTCTTTTCCTGATACACCCTGCTTACCAACCTCTCCACGCTCTCCTGTGGCTCCTGTGAGGCCCTGTGAGCCATCCTTGCCATCTACCCCATCAACTACCACAGGAATAGCTTTGTCGATCAGAACCTTAAATAGTGCTAAGTCAGTAGGCTTCATGTCAGCTTCCTTTTAGTACCTTTAAGGTTTCTTCGAGGATTTCTTCCTCTAGCTTCTGGGTGGATGTCGGTTCATCTACAACAACCTCTGGTTCTTCTGGTTCTGGAACTACTAAGTCTGCATCGTAGTCTAATTCAGCAATATCCATGAGGTCACTAATTACCTCTGGGTGTTGCGACACATCAATGCCAGCGCCGTTGAGGTTCCGTAGGAATGAGGATACTTCACGAAGATCATGCGGGGCGACATCACCAGCTTCGATAGTTGGCATGTACTTATAGTCTAGGCCGTTTAACTGCCACAGACGTTCTACTAGCTGCTTGTTAAGCACATCAACAATAGCTTGGATGTAACTCTCTAGGGCGCGTAGGAATAAGTCAGTCTTAGACTTAGACAGAGCGTAGGAACCTCCTGATGTACCAAGCAGTAGGAACTCAGAGAGTACACTACGAGCTATGTCGTGCTGGTATCTAGTTACCACTGGGTTGATGTCTATGTTGCGCTTACCTGACGCTGACATTAACTCTATGTCAACCAGACGGTGGTTCGTTGGTGAGCCATCTTTATCTGGGTACGTGTCTGATGGCAGGATAATGTAACCCTGCTCGTTGAACTTAACGTCACGAAGGATTTGCTGTAGGTTCCCAACGAACTGAGACTGACCAGCAGAGGCTTCACCTGACAGATACTCAGCAGGGATACGAGCAACTGGAATACCTGCTAGCTCTCTCTCAATGGCTATCGCTTCAATAGACTGTACGTTATTAAGGTAGGTGTAACTAGTGTAAGCATTACGTAGAATGGAACGACCACTTGCATCACCGTTGAGTGTAGTAGTTCTATAATATAGGGATTTATTAGTGGGTATATAATGTTTGCCATTTATAAATCCTACTGACTGCTCAATTCCTAGTACATCACCAGTTACAGGCTCAACATTAAACTTGTTGATAGTCCAAGGCGCTCTAGCAGCGATCTTGCGTACGCCTAAGCGTCCGTCTGTGTATTTACTGTGTTTCTTAGGGCTTCTCTCAGTTGGGCCTACACGCCGCTTGTATATGACCTCGAACCATGCAAAGCCGTACGACAAATAAGATAATGCTTCAGCTACGTGATCGTCGAGCGTCTCATCCATGTCATTCAGTACAGACTCAACAAAGAAGGCTTCATCCTTAGCTTGTTGGCTATCGTCTGCTGGCTTTACCTTCATCTCTACGTCACGAAGTATCTGCTCCACTGCGTACATCACAGCACCAATAGTGGCATCGTTGTCTCGCATCTGACGATACGTCTTGATAGCCCTCTGACCTTTAAGCTCTGGTAAGAACTCATCAGCCCTGATCTGGCCTGACTTGGTGTTATCGCCTGCGATACCCATTACTTGTTGGGCCTTAGCTTGAGAGAGCTTCTTCATTGGACTGAGCCTTTATTTAGATAAGCCCTTAGCACTTGAGTAAGCGAGGGTCAATTTTGGTTTAGCGTAGCCTCCAAGACATAACTCAGTTAAACACCACACAGCGGCATCAAGTCTATCTGGAGAACCAATACGTCCGAGGGGTTGCCACGTACGGTATTGCGTCTCTAGTTCATTGAGGTTAGCACCATCAGGGGGGTTAGTTACGTGTTTAACTAAACCACGCTCATAGAGGGCTGATACTGGCTCTGCACGGGCATACTTACCTCGTGAAGCCCTTACAGCTTTATACGCTACGTTATCATCAATGTTGTGTATGGTTGTCTTAACTAGATCACCACCCTGATTGACCTCAGCTACGATACGGTCAGCTTCGTAATGGTGATACAATTTAATTGCTTTTGCTGCCCATCCTGCTGGTGAGAGCTTGTCAGTGTAATCGCCTAGTACGTAGGCAACACCGCTGATATCTACCCCAGCTACTACTATGCCTGTCATGTCGCTCTCAGCGTTTGCTGTGACCGCAGGGTCAAGTGCCACGACAATACGAACTAGGTCTGGTAGGTCTTCATGCTTTATAGCAGCATTGTCTAGGGTTTCAGTAGTCCACAGAGCGCCTTCAGCTTCTTCTAGGACTTCTGCGTATAATTCTTGTCTACCAATGCGTGTGCCTTCGTACTGATCGGATACAGCAGTAAGGTAGGTATCAGCTAGGTTGGCAGCATTATCAAAGGTTGTACCTCTAGTAATATGCGTCTTAGGGTTCTTTAGTATCTCTCTAACGAGCTTGGTAGGCTTGGGTGTAGTAGTAATGCAAACTCGTGGGTGTTTACCAAGTCTGAGACAGAACTGAAGCATTTGCCATGTGGCTTGGTCCCGACCCCAAGCTGCTAGCTCATCGCACCAAGCTGCACTAAACTGAGGACCACGTAAGCGTTCTGGTTCCTCTGCTGAGTAGAACTCAACTCTAGCTCCGTTAGCCCACTCTAGTGTACGTTTGGTTGGCGACCAGATAGGAAAGCCCATCTCTTTGCCCTTATGGGTCTTATCACCCTTCCAGCAAACATTAAGGAAACCTGACTCACCTTGAACCATAACACGTATGATGTCTGAGTTAGTAGAGGCGATACAAGCTATGCGCTTATGTCCAGCCTTGACCTGCTCACGAACCCATTCAGCACCACAGCGGGTCTTTCCCCAACCCCTTCCCGAATTGATGAACCAGTTGTTCCAGTCTTTGCCGACAGGCTGTATCTGTTCAGGTCTAGCCCAGAAGTCCCAGCTATGCTGGAGTTCGTCTAGTTTCTCTGGGCCAAGAGCTTTGAGCGCAGCTTCGACCTTATCCTGTGGTAGTGATCTGAGGGTAGCTGCTGTTAGCTTTTGCATTGCGTAATTTGTCCATCGGGGTTTGGTAGTCTCGTTTGTTGCTCTTGCGGATATTGGTACTAGAGGCTAATAGCTGTAGGTTGTGAGCAGTGTTTAGTCCACAGATTTCATCGTGAGTTAATGGCTCAATGTGATCTAAGTGTAGGTTGCTTGCTGTCAGAGTATTAAGTCTCTTAGCCAGTGCAGACATACCCTTAAGGGCTTCTAAGTCCGTGGTAGGAGAACCGTCTGCAATCCTACGCTTTGCACGGTAGGCACGACCAAAGTTATCTTTATTCTTCTTCTTGTAAGCGGCAACCTTCTCAGGGTTCTCTTTACGCCACTCAACACGCCACGCTTCATTCTGAACGTAATTACGGCGACTAGACTCTACGTTCTTACAGGATCGTGTACAATACTGTGCGTGAGACTTCTTGTGTGATATGTCTACGCCGCACGTATGGTTGTTACACGTTCTCTTCATCATCTTTATTAAACCCCAGTAAATTCATTAATGTGTCTGCTGCTGCTTCGTCTACTTCTGGGTCTACAACCTGATCAACTTCGTTGACTGTGTTTTGAACCGACCAACCACCCTTAGATCGTAGGAATAACTCTTGGCTCTTGAAGGTGACACCATCTTTGGGATCACCATGTAGAGCTTGGTCGATAACCCTAGCGCCGATTGCTCCGTTGATCTTCGCACGTTCAGCTTCCATTGCTGGTCCGTACCATTTGTACAAGGTAGACAGACTACGAGGAGCATCATTCATGTGCTGGATGGATACAATGATCTGACGAATAGGGACAGCCCCTCGAATCATCTCAAGCACTGCCTTCTCAACGAGCTTGCTGTATGGTAGCTTCTGCAGCATGGTGACAATCTTTCTGTTAAAGTAGCGGAGCTACGCTCCTTAACGACAATCTAGATGATTACTTAAGAAGGTAATTTAATCTGTTGTAACAAGTTTGGAAAGTTGTTACAACAGAATTTACTTCAGAAGGTAATCCAGATTGTGCTAAATAAGTTCCCCAAGTAACATCAGCAAGATCACGTCTTACATATTTCAGTGCTAAGGTTCATCTTGGTTGTTCTTGGGGAGTATGTGTTATACCTGAGTTAATGCCTCGAAGTTATAACGACAATCAGTTATACAACGATGTGGTTATATAATCTTGTTGAGTAACTATAGTTATACTTAAGTTATTCTAGTAAGTTTTTGTAACTGGTTGTGGTTGATGTTTCTTATGTAGTAACTTAAGTTAGTCTCTTATGTCTCTTACTTACTTATATAGGGTCCAAACGGAAATCTTATACCTAAATAATTTACTTTATTTGCAACTATTTTATACATCGTTGATAACGCACGATTCTTTCTTTTGCTATTTTGGGGTTGACATTGGTCTTCATTGGTTGTAACAGGCCCT